TGGCTCAACAGCTACAGAGCATTACCATTACTGCACCGGGATTCGCGGGGATAAACACCCAAGACGCACCCTTGGCGCAGGACGCAAGTTTCTCTGCGGTCGCGGACAACTGCGTCATTGATAAGGAAGGTAGGATTGCCGCAAGGAAGGGCTATGAAATCCTGAATGGCAACGATCTTCTAGGATCGTCTGACGGCGTAGAGTCTATGGGTGAGTTTGTTGCTGAGGATGGAGACATTACGTTCTTCTCCGCAGGTAACAACAAGATATTCTCAGGCACTACCACGATGGTAGACGAGACTCCTGCGGCCTACACCATTACAGAAAACAATTGGAAGATGGTCAACTTCAACGACCATATGTACTTCTTCCAACGCGGACATGAGCCTTTGATATATGCAGATCATGTTGGGTCTGTAGAAGCTATGTCATCACACGCACACGCTACAGGTACACCTCCCGAGGGTCATGTAGCTATCGCTGCGTTTGGTCGATTATGGGTAGCAGACTTTGATAATGACAAGTCTACGATCTATTGGTCTGACCTATTAGATGGCGCAGCGTGGTCAGGAGGCTCGTCAGGGTCTATAGACGTAACTAACGTGTGGCCTACAGGGTATGACGTTATTACTGCTCTAGCGGCACACAACGGCTTCCTAATCATCTTTGGCAGAAACTCTATCCTTGTCTATGAAGGAGCTTCTAGTCCTGCAAGCATGACCCTATCAGACACCATCTCCAACGTGGGTTGTGTGGGTAGAGACGCGGTAGTCTCAACAGGTAAAGACCTAATCTTCCTCGATGACTCAGGTGTGCGTAGTCTCTCAAGGACTATCCAAGAGAAGTCTGCCCCTATTGGTGATATATCCAAGAACGTCAACAATGATATTAAGTCTCTCTTCGCGGCAGAGACAGGGAATATTAGTATGCACTACTCGCCGCGACAGGCGTTTGTGTTACTAAACTTCCCACAGTTGGGCGTGGTTTATACCTTTGACACACGCTTCCCGCTACAGGATGGGAGTTTCAGGGCGACTACTTGGAGTCATATGAACCCTCTGTGTTTTACAGAGACTGCTGCTGAAGAGTTGTACATTGGCGTTCAGGATGGGATAGCAGAGTACACAGGGTATTCGGACAACAACACCGGATACCTCTTGAGTTACTTCAGTCACCCCTTGAGCTTTGGTAACACCTCGAACCTCAAGTTCCTCAAGAAGATTAACCTCACTACCTTTGACGGGGCTGAGGCTACGGTCGTATTGAATTGGGCGTATGACTACTCCGGTAACTACAGGAAGCAAGCCTACACCTTACCGCAGTCAAATGTGGGACAATACAACATATCAGAGTTCAACACTGAGGCTGAGTATTCATCCTCTATCGCGTTGATTAAACGCAAGAAGATCAACGCCTCCGGTCAGGGTACAGTCGTGGCTGTGGGTGTAGAAACAACGGTTGATGGCAAGTCCATCGCCTTACAAGAAATCAATATTCAAGCCCTTATGGGAAGGATAGTGTAATGTCGAACTATACTAAACTAACTAACTTCGCAGCCAAGGACGCTTTGGTTAGCGGTAACCCTGCCAAAGTAATCAAAGGCTCAGAGGTTGGGGCTGAATTTGATGCGATTCAGGTAGCCGTAGCCACGAAGTCTGACGCTGCGAGTCCTACTTTCACAGGCTCAACTACAATGGCAGACCTAACAGTGAGTGGTACTTTCACAGTTGGCACGATTGATGGAGGTACTTACTAATGGAAGAATTGATGGAGTATCTAAAAGGCATTCCCGGAAGCTCAACAGGGAATCTTTTAGCAGGCATTGGCGGTGCAGCCGCACAGCAGAAGATTATCTCTGACATCGAGAAGCTCGGTGAAAGGGATGTCGCTGCGGTCTTCGGTCAGCCTACTGTCCCTCAATACGAGGGTGGTATCTTAGGCGAGATACAGCGTCAGTCAGAGTTCAAGCCTTTCACGGTGACTACACCTACAGGTGCTAGGGCTACCATGAGCGAGAGAGGCTTAGGCACAGCCCTGAGTGGTACTGAGCAGCAGTTACAAGAAAACCTCTTAGGTTTTGGTACGCAAGCCTTTGGCATGTTGGGCGACCCTGCGGCAAGGGCTGAAGAGCAGGCCAATGTTATAGGCATGCTGACGCAAGACCCCTCTCAAAGAGCGGCTCGCGAGCAGGACATCTTTAGTCGCCTACAAGCTACCATGACACCCGAGCAGGAACGTGCAAGGTTGGGGCTAGAAGAGCGTTTAGCAGGTCAAGGTAGGCTAGGTGTTAGGACTGCTATGTTTGGCGGTACGCCTGAGCAGTTGGCGCTAGAAAAGGCTATCGCAGAGCAGCAGGCAGGTCTTGGTGTTAGTGCGATGGAACAGGCTCGTCAGGAGCAGGCTTTACAATCACAGCAGACTCTCGCGGGTTTGGGTGAGACACGAGAAAGGCTAGGACTCTTGGGTCAGCTAGGACTGCAAGCTATACCTACAGGCTACGCTCCACAACAGCAGCTACTCGCGACACTCGAGCCACAACTAGAAGCCTCAAGGATAGCCTCTGCGCTACAGTCTTCAGGTCTAGGCTTGGGTACTCAGTTGGCAGAATCTACACTAGAATCTCAGTTGGGCTACGCAGCACTAGCCAACGCTCTACGTCAGCAGCAGTTCCAAGGGCTGTTTGACTTGTTGAAGGGCGAGCAACAGGCTGAGCAGCAATCTTCATCTTCTGCTGCAAACTCTAACTTTAGGTTTTATGATCCTAGAACTTTTGAAAACGCAATGAACACTGACCCATTTAATATGGCGGGCGCTGCTCAAAATATATTTAACTTAGGGAGTTAACCAATGCCTATAGATATTAACAGTCTGTTCGCGGACATCATTGATACTCCTGAGCAGCGTCAACAAAAACTACTCCAACAGGGTATGGTGCAAGGACAACTCTTGTCATCAGGCCTTCGCGGTCGTGCAGCAGCGTTAGCCCCTCTTGCTCAGGTGGCAGGTCAGCTTGGCGTACAGCGTCAGGAAGACCTCCGCAGGGCAGTTCAGCCTATGATTGGCATTGATCCTCGAACTACTGGGGAGAAGATGGCAGAACAACTTAAGGACTTAGACCCTGAGAATCCTGATAGCTTATTACAAGCTGCTCAGGCTTTGCAGTCTATCGATCCTGTTCGTGCTGCGTCTTTGCGTCAGATGGCGGCTCAGAAACGAGTTGAACAAAGCAATCTTGAAAGACAGCGAAGAATTGACGATCTTAAAATGCAAGCAGCAGAAATTGATGTTGAATCAGGACGAGCTGAGCAAGAAATTAGAGAAAGATCGCAAGCGGCGCTTCCTGAAATTGCCGATCAATTTAGGGCTGAAGGTTTTGATGACCTTGCCTCTCAAGTTGAAAGCAACAGTATTACCGTAGATCAAGCAAATGCTAGGGCAGACGCAAGGAACAAAGTTGCTACTTCTGAAAATTATGTAAGGCTAAGCAATACAGAAATATTTAATAGAAATACTGGAGATATTATTTCTTCTGACGAAGTACCGCCAGAAAGAATTATGGAGGTTGGAGAAGGAAACGATAAAAGAATTGTAGGTCTAAACAAAGACGGCGGTGTTGCTTTTAATGTTTCTGCAAGAGACTTGCTATCACAAGGAACAGCAAGTTCTGATGAATCATTAGACCCAAACAAGGAAACAAACGAGGAATATAATTCTTTAAGAGGAAAGGCTGTACAAGAATTTAATGTAATTAAATCAGAAACAGCTAAATCCTTAGCAATTATTGATGATTCTGTTTTGGCTGCGGGACGAGCATCAAATATGGCAAAAGCGTTTACCGCGAATTTGCCAACCGTCCAAGCAGGAGTTATGCAGTCAAGAATTGATTTAGAAGGAGCAATTTCTACAATTAAGGCAAATGTTGCTTTTGATAGGTTGCAAAAAATGCGAGACGAATCAAAAACAGGCGGAGCTTTAGGTAATGTTTCAAACATAGAGCTTAGTTTGTTGGAGTCAAGCATTGCTTCTCTTGATCCTAATTTGAGTCCAGAAATCTTAAGACAAAATCTTCAAGCTGTAGAAATGCACTATCAAAACATTCTAAACGCTGAGCTTGGGCTTCCAATTGTTGTTGATTTGTCTAGCCCGTTCTATGAGGGCAGGGTGGTTCAAACAGAAAATGGCGAAATTTGGGTTAAAGATATAAAAACAGACGAATGGGTTGCGCCTAAAGATCAAAACACCATCATAATTAAAAACTTATAGGTTTTAATATGGCTGACAAAATAGCTAACGCAGAGCTTTCTGCGAAATTAGACGCGCTTGCCGCCTCGCAACAGTCAAGAAAAGCCCCGGAAGGGTTAGCCCCTCTTTTAAATAAAGATGAAATCTCAGAACAATCTTGGTATGAAGACCCTGCAATGGTCGCGAGAATGGTTATAGATGGGGCTACTTTTGGTTTTTCTGACGAAATTGCAGCGGCGGTTGGCGCAGGTCTTCAGACAGCTTTAGGTAAGAGCGAAAGCTATTCTAGCTCTTATTCAAATATTGTTGACAGGTTAGAGTCAGAAAGAACAGCTTATGAGGCGAACAACAAAGGCGCAGCAATAGGCTTAAATATTGTTGGAGGCCTTTTGACCGCCCCAGTGTCATTAACAGGCTCGCTTGCTCGAGGAATTGGTTTGGCAGGAAAAGGGCTTTCACGAGCTTTACCTGTTTCTAAAAGCTTGACTGGATTACCTACAGAGATAGCTAGAGTTGTAGACGCAGGAGCTTCTGTTGCTGCTAAAGCTCCAACTATCTCTTCTGTTGCAAGAGGTGGCGCTGAAATGGCGGCGCAAGGAGCTTTGGCGGGAGTAGGATTTGCTGAGAGGGGAGAAGACAACCTTGACGCAGCTTTAGAAGGCGCTTTGCTAAGCATGGCAACTGGAGCTGCTATGAAAGGAATAGGCAAAGCGGCGCAAGCATCTACTGCAAGAAGAGTAACAGAAGACTTAGGCAAGGGAGATGATTTTATTCCTTTGAATGTTGTTGACTCTGACGGGAAGGCGGGAAAGATTTATAGCTCTGTCATTGGAAATTTGCCTATAGCTAGAACTTTACTCAAAAACCAAACAGATCGAATTGCCTCGCCATTAAAACAAGATATAGAAAATATAACTGAAAAAATAGTAACTCGCGAACAATCCGCAACAGCAAGATTTCTTGATGCGCAAACAAACTCTCTTAAAAATCTGCACGAAAATGCGCAGAAAAAAATTGCTGCCGGAGTTTCTGAGGCTGAGGAACAAGCCTTAATTCAGGCAAACATTAATCGTCAAGCTAACTTGACAGCAAGAATGCAAAAGCTAGAAAAATACTATAGCGATGCTGAAGCAGGGTTTAGGAGAGATGTATCAGAGGCATCTCTACCATCTTCAATTAGGGTTTCAGAAAAAGCTAAAGTATTAAATCCTGAAAACACCATGCAAGATGTTAATAACATTCTCTCTGAGTCTTGGACGAAAAGAGGGTTTGAGGTGCTAAAGAATCGAACCTTTAGAATATCTCCTGAGTCTCTTGCAAACAAGATCAACATAAATGCAGGTGATGAGCTTTCGGATATAGCTCAACTTTACGGAGTAAGCAAAGCCAAAATTCCTGAAATTATTAATGACTTTGTTTCTAGCAATGTTGTAAATGGAAGAATTAGCGGTGAAAAGCTGTCTGATTTGAGGAATACAATCTCGCGTAGCGCATATAGCTTATCTCAGCAAGGAGGAGAAAGCGCGGTAAGAGGGTTTGCTATGAGAAAAGTTTTAGGAGAAATAGAAGACACAATCACGGATCAGTTGACTCCTGCAAACCTAGCAAAATTTCAGGCAGACAAAACCGCTTACAAAACTTTTTTAAATCTTTCAGACTCAATTGCTGCATCTTCTAAACAAATAGGCAAGAAAGGCACATTTACACCTCAAGACTGGATGAACTCTTTATACAAGAACTCAAGAAAAGACCTTTCTAAAGGTAAGGCTGTTTTTCAGAAAGAGGCAGATTCATTTGCTGCATTAAGGGGAAGAATAGACGAAGACCTGAACAAAGCAAAAGATTTGACAAAAAACTTTTCTAGCCTAACGCTTAAAGCTAAGGAAGCCGCTCTTGCAACTCAAGAAGTAGAGCTGTTAAAACAACAAACTATGGCGGCGAGAAGGGCTAGTCAGGATGAGATAAGGTCTTTAAATCTGTTAAAGAAAAATCTTGATGACAAAAAATCCCAACTACAAGCTATACAAAATACGCTTCCAAACAACGACAATATTTCTAATCTTACTTCTACAGGAATTGTCACAGGACTGTTTACTGGTTACTCAGATGTGGCTAGTATCGCTGCATTTGGTGCTTTAGCGGCTACGCCTAGTTTTCAAAGGGTTGTAGCAGGGCAGACCTCGTTGCAGCAGGCAGCATCTCAGGGAATAAAGAAAATCACACCTGCGGCAGAAGCGCTAAGAAAAGCAACTCAGATAGGGGTAGTAGCTGAAGAAGCATCGTCAGCTTCATTAAACGAACAGCTTACAACGGCCAGAATTGGAACTCCTGCGGCAAAAGCAGCAATGTTTAGAAAGCTTTATAGTGAAGGAAAGCTAGAAAGGCTAAGGTCTATAGACCCGGCTGCGTTTAATTCGCTAAGACAAGCAGCGGAATAACTAAGTCCTCGGCAAACGCCTCTCCTCCATCGTGGGGAGGGGCTTGTTCTTTAACTCCTCTTCTATCAGGAACTCGCAGAACTGCTTGATCTTCCGCAAGTCCTCAACTCCACCCTTGTCTCTCCATCGAGAGATGTACTTCACAATAGCACCTTCGCAGAACCCTAGCTGATTAGCAAGGATGTATTCCACAGGTTGAATCTTTAGCTTCTTGTAGTGGTCGCCTGCCACTTGGTAGTCGGTTGACTTCAATGTAACAACTCCTGCTCGGGGTTAAACTGTGACTTAAATATCTTGTACTCGTTCATTCTTTCCTCGCTGTCTGCGATGAAGGAATACATAGACTCCATCGCGAAGGTCATAGTACAGATAGCATCCCTGTCCCTGCCTTCTGACTCCGTGACGAACTCATTAACCCAGTCGTCTAGCTCGTCAAGACTCATCATCTGAAAGACAAATACTAGCTCTTCATCCATTCGCCTACTCCTAAAACCCGAAACTCGCTTAAAGGAATCCAACAGCAAGGCTCGTAATCTTCAGGATCGCCTCTGTCTTTTCTGCCTCCCATTCCTAGCCTAAAATCTATCTCAGTAAGTTCAGTAAAAACAATTTTATCATTAAACTCTACTACTAAACTGCAAGGAAGCTTCGTATCTCGAGACAACTGACAGGCCGTCATATACTTATCCAAAGACAGCATGTACTCGTCATATCTATCTGAATCAAACCCTCTTTTTTTTAACTCTATCCATCCCGCTATGCTTCCCTGCCTAGACATTGCGTAATCTATTTTGTATTTACGGCCTAACTTAATTGGTTTTGCGTTCATCTTGCTTGCAACGAACTCAATAAGCCTTTCTTCTGTAGACAAGGTTTCCGCATTTTCATAAATAGGTCTACTCATGCAATCCTCTTCTCATGGTAGTCAATTAGCTTTTGAAACTCCGCAAGAAGCTCCTCGTAGTCTGCCTTGTACCTCTTCACGGGGGTGGACTTCTTCGCGATCATCTCCTCCACGAAGGGGCGACCGTACATATCCTCCATGAACAAAGTATATTCCTGCGCTGCTGAACCGTGTCGCATGCCCCACATATTACACGCAGGACACTGAGGATGGACGTTTTCTATCTCTAACGCCCAATAAGAAGAGTTGCCTTTCGGGATGAAATGACCGCCTTGCATATCTTTGTAATGCTTAGTCACTCCGCAGGACACACAAGAACAGTATCCGTTGTCGTCCGATGCTGCCAATCTGGCTAATTTTTGTACAGCTTTGTAGCACTCTTGTTTTAACTGAGCCGAGGTCTTAGTCTTAGGCTTGGACTTGCGCTTCTCACGCCTAACTGTGCCTCGCTTCATTTGAATGGGTATCCGTACTTGAGACTAAGAAGGGTTCGCTCTGCCCTATGACTGTCCTCGCGGCTCATGTTTTCATGCCTCATCTTAAGCAGTAACTGACTGAACCTCGGAGAAGTGACAGGGTACGTCTTCAAAGCCCTTCTAACATCGAGCGGTATTACATAATCATCTTCAGTTTTTCTGCCCATAAATCCCTAGCCTTTTTGTATAGTGTGAGGTGTACTTGCGGTGTAGTTCTATTTGCAAGGCCACCAAGGCATTGTAGGTTTCCTTTACTTGCTTGTCATTAAGTTTATCCAAGCCAATTTGCAACTCATCCTTGGCTTGGTGTATGACTTCCATCATCTCGGCACTCATACTCACTCCCTATAAAATATATGACGACCTATCTGCCGCCTTGTTCCAAGACCGTCAACCCAATACGGGTTAACATCTTCTCTGTGGTAGTACGTTGCCCCCTGAGTCACATCATAGAGCCTCTCAGCGTGTACCGCGATAGACAGGGCTTGAGTGTAAGCCTTCTCGTCATTGATGGTTTCAGGCTTCCCATCACACCAGTAAGAGAAGTGACACTGATTCCTTAGCGGATGACCTGCCCAGTACCTGCCCTGCTTTACCACCTCGCAGGGCGTATCGGGGAAGTAAGGGCTATGCACCCTGTTCATAATCGTGTTGGCTACCGCCACCTGACCCTCGAGGGGTTCTGATCTAGCCTCGAAGTAGATCGCCATTGCGATACACGCTATCGCACTTACCATTGTTCGTCCTCCATAGCTGTTTATATTTCGCGACTAGCTCTAAGCAGCTATCGCACAGGCTTACATCCTTCAACTCTCGCTCAAGCCAATCCTCGCACATCTCGCAGCGTTTGGTTTTATTCTTTACTTGCGCCATGTCTTCCTCCCCGACCTGCGGCCTGAAATCTCTAGCTTGTTATGCTTTCCTCTGCGCCCTGCTAAACGAACCTTGTACTGCTCGCCTACTACGTCAATGGCGTACACCTTCTTCTCTTCAGTAGCCAAGAACTCTGCCTCTTCCAGTGCGTCTTGGAATTTATCAAAGATCATGGCTCGGCCTGCGGGAAGGGGACTGACACACCGAACTTATCAGCTAGGTGACGGTTTAGGATTTGATACACCTCATTGTATTGTTCTTTCTTGAGATGCGCTGTCGAGTCTTTTCCAGTGACGGCCTTCTGGATAGGCCGCCATAGGAACTTCTTTACAAGATCGTCAGACCACGGAATATCTACGTCCTGCTTAATGGTTCTTTTCATGTCATACCCTGCATCGTTCAGGGCTTCAGCTAGGTGTCTACAGTACAAATGTAAAGCGTTGTTCTGCTGCTTTGTTCTTGTACTGCCCACGACCCACTGGAAGGTAACTTCCCTTCCCTCCTCGCAAGTCTGATTGACGAACTTGATAAACTCGTCACGACTTACAGAATTGTTTACTGTCCAAAATGTAGAATTCATACATCCCTCTTAGTCTATGTTTCTGTTCTTACTAAACGAGTAGTTTTTAGAAGGATTCTGAGAGGCCGAAGCACCGGAAGGCACTTTGGTTATCGTGCCTCCCTTCTCAAGATACTCCTTAATTTGTTTAGCAAGTTCTTCTCGGGTTATCTCAGTCAAAGCTAACCGCCTCCGTAACGCTGCACCCCAGTGCTTCACACACCTTCACCAAGGTATTTACCGTAGGGTTAGGACGCGAGAGGAACGCACTGTACGTCCCCCTCGACCACCCCAAAGCGTTGGCAACGTCTACAGACTTAATCCCCTTTTGGGATTGGTACTCTCTGATACATTCGCCAACGTGAATCATTAGAATGGGATGTCCTGTGAAAAGTCTTGCGACTGTTGCGGTTGTTGTGGCTGTTGTTGAGTTTGTTGCTGCGGAACAAAGTCATCCTCTTTCAAACTCAGGTAAGGCTTCCCGGCTTTGGACATCTTTAGCCATCCTGCGAGTTTGAAATCCTCCCCCTTATGGTTGAAAGTCCCTTTGTAGTCAGGGGCATTTTCTTTTGGCTTCTCTTCCTGCTTGAACAGGACGCCGCGATTAGTATTATCGTATTCACTCATTGTCTTACTCCTTTTCAATAAAATTACTTTTGATTTTGTTGTACTCTTTTTCTCGCATTTGAACTCTGGATACAATGTATTGCTCATCAATATCAACGCTAATATCCTGCAAAATATCTGCTTTCAACAATGGGTCTAAACGAAGAAAGTTGCCGGAAAAATACACTGTTGCCTCGCCATTATCCAAATTTAGTTTTATCTGTATTAGGCTTTCTCTCACCTTCCCTCCTAAAAGGCTTTTACGCCCTCTTCAATTAACGCCACGGCTCTAGCCAAATGCTCTTCGAGCTTGGCAATGTAATCCTCATCCCTCTCAATGCGAGTAATGAAGAAGTCTTCATCCGGGCAATAGGACATGAAGTCCCACCATTTCCTGCCTGTTATCCACAGGTTGCCCATAACCTGTGCATAATACTTTGACGGTATGACCTGAGCCTTTAGTGTCTTGAGATGCGTCTCAGGCATCGGACACTTAATCTCTAGTCCTCCGTCTTCCCCTACTAGGCCGTCAGGTGACGCGCCAGTAGCAAGTGTGTCGTGCAAGCAAAACCCTACCTCAGTGACATCTTGGTCAGTGATGAATGAGTAGAAGTCTCTAGCCTCGGGTTCTAACTCTGTCCCCCTGAGCATCCACTCATTCTGCTCGAACTTGGTAGGCTGTCCTGTAAGCTTCTCCATAATTAATTGGTCGATATACCCCTGAGCAGACTTAGACCACTGGCCTTTGGTGGTAACTATCTTGGAGTACATCGAGGCAGAAGGAACGCCGCAGCGAGCTTGCAACCATTCCTCCGTACCCTGCTCGCAATCAATGCAACGCATCTTTAGCCTCAAGGATTTCAAACTCAATCAAGGATACTAATCTACTAACTTTGTCCGAAAGCTCAGTGTGAGAGTTAAGGATTGCAGAGACTTCAAGCCTTAGCTCGCGGTTCTTCTCAAGCTCAAGCTGCTCCTCCTCGTCAAGAGCGTCCTCCTGAGCGGAGAGATAGCGATTTAGGTCTGCGATTACTGGGTCGATCATTTCATCATCTCCTTCTTCTTGTTGAGTGCCTTGAGGGCTTGGTCGTAATCCTTCAGGAGAAGCCCTGCAACAGTCAGACATTTAAAAGTGCCACAGAACCTAGCTACATCGCTTTCCGTCTCCTGTAGGAGCTTATTGAGCGTCTGAGCTTGTTCCTCAGAGATGGTTGAGTTGTCTTGCGGCAAGTCCTCCCCGGCGTAGATATAAGAGCCAAGGCCAAACATGGAGATTGCTTTCACTAAACAGCGCATCTTAGTGTCAGAAATTTGACGACTAGTCGGCTGAGCAATGGCGTTGTTGCGGTTATCCATCACAGGAAGCCACATCGGGCGAGTAATCCCGTCAACCGTGAGAGTGCAATGCACCGTCACTGATCCGTCAGGGTGGTACTCGTTAGGCTCGAACTGGTAAACGGAGTCAGGATAATTCTCCATTAGCTTTTGCCATGCCCAAGCCCACGAGAGATAGGTTAAATTACCCTTCTTTTCTGTGTGGTCATTTACGTTGATCTTGCTGAGTGTTTCCCAAGTCATGTTATTCCCCTCTTAAAATGGTTTGAATTCTAGGATTTTGGCGTTTTGCATTTCGCCTTCTTCGTATTGGCGTTGGAACTTCTTGTAAGCTGCTACCGCGATGTCGGCATTCGCGTCCACAATATGCCGGGCGTGTCCCCGCAGTGCGTCAATGGCTCGCTCGTGGAACATGGCAATATCAAACAGCTTTGCAGACTGTAGGGCTTTCACTAGGTCAGTAGCGAAAGTCTCACAATAGGCTTGGGTGTGGAGTGCGTTTAGTAGGAAGTCGAACCCTGAATCTCTCACCGCTAGGGCGATCAATTCATCGGCTAACTCGTCTGGAAGGTCAACGTAATCACCGTCAACCCAAGTGAATACGTCTTCGCGATTTAAGAAATCTTCTATAGTTTTCAAGTGCATAACTTTTCCCTCTTGTTAAAGTCGATTTAATTAAAGCAAACATCAGTCGGTGTGTCTAGCTTTTTTGTAACTTTTTTCATCGGACGGTTGCGGACGGTTCAAGACGGCTGCGGACGGCTGAGCGTGTGGCAGAACCGCTTGTGCCACACCCGTAGACACGCCCGTAGGCGAGACGTTGCGCCCATAGACACGCCCGTAAAAAAAACTTTATGCCCGTAGAAAAAACTTTATGCCCGTAGGCTTGACTTTTGTGGCAGAACCGCTTGTGCCACACATCAGAAATCAAATTGGTCTAGGTCGATCTTCGGACAAATTTCCTCATTTTCTGTCTGAATTAAGTCATTGAAATCAAATGGGATTGCCTTCCCCTCAATGGCGGTCATCTGCAAACTCGGGTGGTTGTAGAACGCAAACCCTCCCTCGAACGCCGCGTGTCTCTGTTTCTCAATCCGCAAAAACATATCGTGATGGGTGTCGAAGTAGTCCTGCTGATCCTCGGTCAATGTATCAAGATGCTTCAACTGGTCGCGCTTCTTGTCCATATGCACCACGATGACGTTATCAACCAAGTCCACCAAGGTAGAAGAGCCTTTCACCTCATACTTGGTCGCGGGCTTGTGTTCATTGCCGGACTGGGGTTTGCGGATATGAGCCACGAGGTGAATATGACAGTCCAAGTGCTTAGCAGCCCACGCTAGGCGGTTGATAAACTCTGTCTCGCCCTGCCTGTCCTCGACTGAGATACCTGCCTTGGCGAGTGAGTCAATCACGATATGATTGCAGCCTAGATGCTTCGCTGCGTAGTGGACAAAGCCCAAGATTTTCTCGGTCTTAACTGAATCTAGCTGATCGTAAATCAGAATGTTTTTATCCGCGAATGCGGCGAAGTCTCGAATAAACTCCTCGGTCGGACTGCCCCCAGTAGATGAACCCGCAGCCTGTAAGCACATCCTCCACAGGGTTTCCGTAGGCTTCATCTCGAGGGAGGCAATCGCCACCTTGCGGTTATCCTTAGCCCACCACAAGGCCGCCATGCCAAGGCACATGCTCTTACGGTGTCCGTTCTGCCCTGCCCATACCGAAACCTCACCCGGACGGAAACGCACCTCTTCCCACGTTTTAGACCACGGGAGTTTGTCCCCATAGACCTGAACGCCGTTCGAGCGTTCTACTAGGTCGTCTGCCCACCGTCCTGCGGAATGTATCTCCTGAGCTTCTAGCTCGCCTACAACCGAAACGAATTCATTAAAATCTACGTTAGGCGGAATATTCACTTCACCACCTCCCACGAGTCAGGTTCGGCCTTGTCCTTGTCTCGCTTTGCCCACGAGTAGGCGAGCGAAATCCAATTCGCGATAGGTTGACCGCTTGGCAACGTCCACCCTCGCGCATCGTAGTAATTAAAAAAGTCTTCCGGGTCTACCCTGATACCCTTGGACTTGATCGTATTTACTACTTGAGGAAGGGTCGGATTTTTGCCGCCCTTCACTGTAATATTATTATTATTATTATATATATTCTCCTTTATGCCACTTTCTGTGTCACGGGTCTGCCACAAATCGCTTGGAAGCAGCGTAATTACTGAATATCGCTGTGTCGCTTCGCTGCCAATTAGCTGCCACTTTTTTAGCCTCCGAATTGACCGTCTCAGGACGGCATCAGACACCCCGATTCGCTTCGCGTAGGACGTTCTACCGAAGATCAATTGCCCCCTTTTGAGGGGGATTTTCTTCCCATCTATCACCGCTTCGTGGTCTTGGTAGGCCGCATTTAGCAGCAGGTGGACAAACACCGCTAGGCACTCAGGATCGCCGCCCAGTGGATGCTCGCGGATTGCTCGTGGTAGCTTCACAAAGCTCATAAGCCACCCCCTGAGAATTTGCGCCGCAGCACTAGCGCCTTATCTTCTTCGCTTAACCTGCCGCCCTCGCGTTGCACTGTTAGCAGGTATTCGACCATAAGGTCGTGCCTCGCCTCTCTCTCGCGGCGTTCTGCTACGGGCTGATAAAGGCCGTCATCTGGCATAACATCCTGCCATTCGAGGCCGATTGCCGAGAGTATGTCTAGTCCGCCGCAGCCTCCACTAAAACAGTGCAATAGAATCCTGCCATCTGGCAGCTCGCGGATTGAAAGAGAAGGGTCGCCGTCATCATGGGCGGGGCATTTGGCTATGTAGCGGTCTGTGCCTGTCTTTCGCACACCGTCAAGCCGATCGATCAGCTGTGTAATCTTAGTCATAATCCCTCTTGTGGTAGTCGGTTGGATTAAATACAATATCTGGGACGGGTAACGTCCCCTTGCGTTTTTGCGGTGCTAGTCACACCGACCGTCAACCTTAAACCCTGAAAGCCTTCCTATCAAGTGTTATCGAAGACACTCAGAAAAGCCCCAAATAAGCCCCATACAGGACGCAAACGATTACCCTATAGGTTGCCCCTAGTTAACCGCTAAACGCCCTCAGATCGGCTTAAATCGGCCTCATATCACGGGTTTAATCTGAATCTCAGCCCTTAGCATGGCCTCGGCGATCTTCTCACACTCCGCAAACAATACTTTTCTTCCGAATGCGTAGTAGTCACGCTCGACTAATCCGGCAAAGTGTTTTCGGTGGTCGTTAATATAAAACTCCAACCCCTCAGCGGCCTCGCCCTCGCTTTGATAGTGTCGGCCTATGGTGTTATTTCCTCGCGCTAATCTATACATGCTAACCCTCGCATTTAATATCTGAATTATATGGCGGCCATCCGTTGCGATCTTCCGGCTTTATGCCTAGCTCGGCGTCCAATTGCCACAAGCCTACCATTTCGCAATAACGCGATTGATCGGCCTCGGCATCTTGTCGGTCTAGATTGCCCACAAATAATAGCGTAGCGGTCAAGGCCGCCATTCCTAAAACTTCCTTTATCATTGTCTCACCCTCTCTAGTCGTTGATTGTGTTATAATTAATGCGCTGAAACGATATAACCGTTGCTTTCAGTTCTAGCTACTGCGAAGTCTTCTATATCGTCACTGTAATCTTGCTGATAGTCCGCCAATGACTCGTACTCGATGAAGTCACAGCACAGGGCTATAACGTCAAGCTCTACCTCTTCGCCAGTGGACTCTTCCCATTCTTCTAAGTATTCCCATAAGGCTATTAACCCTTCACGGCTAAAGCTATTTGGTCGCATGGATTGAAACTGCGCTGCGAATTCGTAGAAGTTAATTGTTTGTTTCATTATCTTACCCTCTTATAGTCTATTGATATTAATTAGCGTTGCGCATCTCTTCGCATCTATCATGCTCTTCGTATCTTTCCCACTTCCACGCCTCAAGCGTGTTTACGTCTATCAAGCCCTTCTCTCTTATCTGATCCTCTAATATATCTACAAGATCGCTAAAATCTCTCTCATCTGGATCAATGGCGATTAGATCGCAAAACTCAGCCTTGTAGAATTCTGTATTGATTCCGTTCTGATCTAGCGTGTCGATCATTGTTTCGCATTGCTTCATGATAATCATGGTTTCGCCCTCTTATAGTCTAGTGATTGCCCCCCGAAGGGGGCGCTTGCTTAAATAAATTGTCTTGCCACTTCTATTTGAGTTTCCGCTGAATTAGCGCTGAAGTCTTTCCCATATGCCCTTAAAACCATTCTCATATTCTCAATGTCATTATTTTTAACACTGTACTCATAAGCTAAATCGTTTTCAGCGATTTCAAAATGAATATTAACTGCCATAACCTGTTGAAATTGTTGATTATTTTTCATGTTTCTTGCCCTCTGTTTCCGTTGAATGTGTAACCATTATATTCATTGTTTCGACTAATTCAAACATTACTTTAATTTATTTGGTTTCAGTGTGTTTCAATTTGTGGAATCGTTCTGGCTATGGGTTGACCTATGGTTTGACCTATGGGCTGCCACACCTGTCCCCACACTTAGCGAATCTCGCCAATAGTTAGCGAATTTCGCCACCGGGTGCATGACTGTACAATTTTTGACCATAAAACGAGCGCTCGTTCGGTATAACCCTAAGGTGGGCATGGATTTAGGGGCGGGGGAGGGGACGGCCGTGCGGTAATTATTATAGTAGCCCCCCAAATTTGCAAAAGTGAATTTTAAAAAAGGGCAAAAAATCAATTACATCATTCCCCTTCAATATCAATGGGTTAGATTTTGTTGGTCATTTGTCAGAAAATAGGCGTAAAATACCCTTTAATTATTCACAGGAGGCTCTATGACGTCCGATAACGAAATAGAGGTAGTTACCCCTGACGTCCCAGTAAAACGCAAGAGAGGGCGTCCTAGAAAGTCTGAGATAACCCCTCCTAAAAATAGGAAAAGGGGTCGTCCACCCGGTGACAGGGCGGCAATGATAGAAATGAAGCAGAGGTTCTTGGCTCGAAGGGATACTGATGCGGTAATTAATTCTATCTTCAGGGCTGCGGTAGATGACGACCACAAGAACCAAGCGGCGGCTTGGAAGTTAATTATGGACAGGATTCTTCCTCAGAGTGATTTTGATAAAGACAAGTTGGGTGGTAAGCCTACCGTGAATATCACCATCTCGGGGGTGACTGACGCCGTGGTAGAGCCTGACATACTGGAGGGGGAGTTCAGTGAAGAACCCGAATAATTTGATTGATCTGCTAGTCAAGCATGAAGGGTTAAGAACTAAGCCCTACGAAGACACTACAGGACACCTAAGCATAGGCGTAGGGAGAAACCTTGACTCTTTAGGGTTATCTCACGATGAAATCTACTATATGCTCAAGAACGACATTAGAAGGTGTGAGGAAGAATTGGATAACGCCTTCCGGTGGTACAAATACCTAGACCAAGTACGTAAGGATGCCATGGTATCATTATGTTTCAATCTAGGTATTACGAGGTTGAGGAAGTTCAAACTAGCTCTTAAGGCTATGGAGACTGACGACTTCGAGGAAGCTGCGGATGAGTTCTTGGATTCTTTGTGGGCTACTCAGGTTGGTCAACGTGCCGTAGAGATAACCTACATGATTAGATATGGAGAATACTATGCCTAATGTCGGCGGCAAAAAGTATCTCTACACTACTGCGGGAATGGCGGCAGCTAAGAAATGAACCTAAACATCAGTCTCCTAGAGTGGCAGAAGAAGGTTTGGAACGACCCCACGCGTTTCAAAGTGGTTGCTGCGGGTCGCCGGACGGGCAAGTCTCGTCTGGCGGCTTACCTTTTGATCGTCAACGCTCTGAAGTCTGATAGAGGTCAGGTGTTCTATGTCGCCCCCACTCAGGGTCAGGCTAGGGATATTATGTGGAATCTCCTCTTGGAGATAGGTCAACCAGTAATAGACTCCTCTCATGTCAATAACATGCAGGTCAAGCTAGTCAATGGAACTACCATTAGCTTGAAAGGTGCGGACAGACCTGAGACTATGCGCGGTGTAAGTCTTAAGTTTCTTGTCTTGGATGAATACGCAGACATGAAGCCCGATGTATGGGAGTTGATTTTAAGACCTGCGTTGACAGACCTGAAAGGAGAAGCCTTATTTATCGGGACACCAATGGGTAGAAATCATTTCTATGAACTCTACAAGCAAGCCAGTTTAGGCACAGACCCCACGTTTAAGGCATGGCACTTTACAAGTTACGACAATGACTTACTAGACGAAAACGAAATCAACGCTGCGAAGGCGGGGATGTCCTCCTATGCCTTCCGTCAGGAATTCATGGCCTCCTTCGAGGCTAGGGGTTCTGAGATGTTCAAAGAGGACTGGATTAAGTTTGACGAAGAAGAGCCGACTACTGGTGACTACTATGTCGCCATTGACCTCGCGGGCTTTGAGGAAGTCGGGAAAAAGACCAAAAATAAAAAACTTGACAACACTGCCATAGCTGTAGTAAAAGTCGGCGAATATGGATGGTGGGTTTGTGATATAATAGCCGGACGTTGGGAGTTGAACGAGACTGCCCAGAAGATATTTCAGATAGTCCGAGACTACGAACCCGTCTCAGTCGGTATAGAGAAAGGCATAGCCCGTCAGGCTGTGATGTCTCCGCTTACCGATCTTATGAGGAAATATCAGCGTTTTTTCCGTGT